TGTGTTCGCCGTGATGTCATAGCGATACATTGTAACGGCGTTGTTGCCGATGTAGTAGAGAAAATTGTCATTGCCAGAAATGGCGTAAGTGCTGGTGACGTCTGGCGTTGTGGTCCAAGTGGCAACGGTCAGCGTGTCCGCCGTGTTAGCCGTGATGGTCCTAATCTGGCCCGCCCCTGTGCCGCCCGTGATGCGAACCTGCGAATTGATCCATTGCGATGTGGTCCAAGTCTTGCCAGTCTGCGCTAGCGTTGTGCTTGTGGCGCTTGTCGCGGTGCCGGTGGCGAAGCTTTTGAAATCACCATTAACAATTGAAGGTGTAGAAATAAGCTTTCCGTCAGTGCCTAAAGAAGCGGGCAGGCCCGTCTGAGTAAGCGTTGTCCACGTGTTGGTGGCAAAGTCATAAACGCGAAAGGATGCCGCCGCCAAAGTGCCCGCACCCACCACATACCAGCGCGGCGTCAGCAGGCGATAGACCGTCGAAGCAGAAAACGCGACCGCCTGGGCAGGCGTGACGGTAATAACCGCATTTGCGGCGATGGTGTTGGACGCAATATCCAAAACCGCGCCAGCGTTCGGCCCGGCCATAATGAGGACCTTGTAGCCACGCAAGTCCCGCGCAAGGGTTTGGTTTGTAATAATCGTGGTTGTGCTGCCACCCGTCGCAGTCAGTGAAGCTGCGCCCACCGTCGAGCCTGTTGACCACGCGCCAGAAACCCCAGCCGCGCCCGCGCCAAACGTACCGGCCAAGCCCGGTGAGGTAATCGGCACCCATCCATCCTCGGAGGGATTATAGATGAAAGCCTCGGAGTTGCTGCGAACGCAAAGCTGCTGCTGTCGAAAATGGCGCGATGAAGCAACGAAGGTTCCAGCCTGCGTGGTGGTGGGCAGAATGGCACAAAATTCCCACCGCTTTAGATCAAGAATTTTTTTATTGCCGTTTGTGGTTGCCATTTTAGCTCACCGTAATGTTGCGGCGGAGGTTGTCCGCCTGAAGGTGCATTAGCGCGGGAATTTGGTCATTTGATGCAAAGCCGCCCATCTGCGTTTGATTGGTCAAGGTGGCTAAGGTTTGATTGCCCGCCAGGTTTGCGGTCATCAGCAAGTTACCCGCAGTGCCTTGACGCGCCTCAAAGATCGGCTGGCCAAGCGCATTTGGAAGCGCGAAGCCGATGGTTTTGGTCAGGGCCGCAATCGCAATCCGCATGGCCTCGATTGCTTCAATCAATTCACCATATGCGGCGACCGGAAGCGGCGTTGAACTCGAAACATCGCCTCCATCTACGCCGTCAGGGCCAAGCATTACCTTGACGCGCTGGACTTTGCCGCCCGGTATATTGTCAACCGCGATCTGTTCGCCAGACCCCGGCGTGTAACCTACGAAATCGCTCATGCGTTTCCATCCGTCAGGGTGAAGGAATTGACTGTGAAGGGCTGCGCCGCAGTAAAGCTAGTGCTATTGACCGTCATATCTGTTCCACTGGTGCCGACCGTGCCTTGAATATGGCAAATCGTCACACCGCTATCATAAACCCGGAAATGCCCTGCCGTGCCGGTGTTATCGGCGCTCAAGTCTTCCCATGTGCCGCTTTTGGACTTGCTGCCACCGCTTGCCGTCGCCATCCAATCGGAAGGCAGATTGATCGTGGCAAGCACGGTGCCGCTATCCGCTGCCGCGCAATTGACTGGCGGGCTGCCCGTGAAAATCTTCAACACCGCAGATGCGCCGATAGTCGTTTCAATTGCATCAAGCCGCGCGTTACGCACTGCGACAGAAAGCTGAACCGCCATAATCTATGCCCCGCCGATCAGTTCAAGACGGTTTCGACGCCCATGGCGCGGCCATCAGGGCCTCGCACCACGCGCTTAGGTGCCGTCATGGAAGCCGCCAACTGCGCCAGCGCCTGCATCTGGATTTGCGCCGTGTCTGTTTGCTGTTGCTGCATCATCTCTAGGCTTTGGCCCAATGCGGCAAGGGATGCCGCCAATTGCGTCAAAGCGCCTTCGTTGCCTTGCACCAGCGCTTCACGGTCAGGCAATAGCGCGTCCTTGCGGGACTGCATCATCTCGGCCTCGCGCAAGCCCATCTCGCGCGCTTTCAAATCCGCGTTAAACGTCAATTCCTGCTCTCGCAGCATCAGCTCACGGCCCTTAATTTCGCCTTCCATGGCCAAGCGCTGCTGATCAGCCTGCGCCTTCAGCATGGCCGGGTCAGGCTGCTGCTGTTGCGGCTGCTGCGCCATCTGTTGCGCGCGTTGCTCCAGCGCCTGGAATGACGCTTCGATTGACCCTTCCAATTGCCGCCCAGCCCGGAAGCGCCGCGCCAGGAATACCGCGCCTTGCCCAATCACCGGCAACAATTCCGGCGCTTGCTGCGCCATTGGCAAGCTGGACGCCATGTAATTGCCCATTGCTGTAAGGAACTCAGTCGCGGCCTGCTTATCGGCGGTTTCATCAACCGCAATCGTGCTGTCCGTCTCGATGTCAATGCGGAAACTCCGCATCCGATCATTACGCAAAAGTTGCACCGCCGCCATGAAATTCTGCTGAAACTCTGGCGCCTGTTCTGCCAGGCCAGACATCAGCGCAATCGTTTGCGGCTGGAAATGCTCGGAGATGATTTCCGCCGTCATCGCAATCACGTCACGCGCAAACCGCGCCACCTCGGACTGCTGTTCCTGCAACCGCAGCGCCGCGAATTGCCCCTTGATTTGCTGCGCCGTGGCGGTTTCTGACGGCGCGGAATAGCCCCGAACAATGTCAGAAATGCCCGTGATCTCATAAATCTGCGCTTTCAAGACTTGCTCGCGCGACGTCAATTCGCGGATGGTGGCGATAATGCCATCCAGCGGCACGAAATCCAACACTCCGCGAAGCCCGCCCTTTTCAGAGAACGCGGCCCAGGTATTCACCGGGATCAACTGATTATCGCTGGCCTCGGAGAACAGACGCCCAACACTGGCGTCCTGCGATGCGTCATAAACACCGGCAACGCGGCAAGCTTCCGTCAGCATGGAAAGGCGCAGCGTCACGCTGTCCAAGTCGTCAGCCTGATCCTTATACATCATGTAGTCAGGGATCGGAATTAGGCTCTCTGTGGTAACGGTCGCAAACATCGGGCGCGGGCACGGAAAGAAATCACGCAAGCGCAGCGGATCGTCGCGCTCGTCAAGCAAGCCCTCATAGCCGCGCGCAAGCCAACACACTTTGCGCTCTGCCTTGCTCCAAATCTCAAACACGTCAGCGCGGGCGGAAAGCCCATCACGAAAACGCGCCTCCGCAGAATCATTGCCGTTTTTGTCGGCCCGCTCATTCAGCGGAACCGCGCTGCCAATCTCTTTGCCGAAACGCTCCACCAATTCGGCGCGCGTCATCTGCACCTTGCGGGCAACCCATGACACCTCGCGCCAAGTCTTGGCCGGCGACATAAGGAAGTCTTCCCACGCCACATAGTCATGCGCGACTTCTTCAAACACCAGCGCCTCAACTGGCGCCTGGGCTTGCGTTTCCGCCTCATATTCGGCGGCGTCATCCGTCACGCTGACGCCATCGGCGGGCGTCGGCGGGTTCATCTGCTGGAAATGCGGCACATAGCGCAGCCAGGCCGTGCCGCGCCCGACGATAAGCCGATCATCGCGCGCTTGGCGGATTACCTCGTCAAACTGGTCGCTGTCCGTGGCGAAAGTGGTAGCCCGCTCCAGCGTTTCCGCCGCCGCCTTGCCAATTGGGTCAGCATCGCGGAAGCGCCGCTCCACCACGGGCTTCGCGCGCCGCGCATATAGCGCAGGCTTCAGGGTTTCGACGTTGCTCCAAAAAATATTGATGCGGCGTTGTGTTTTCTGAAGCTCATTGCGGTCGTCGCGGTAGCGCTTCAAGCACTTCTTGGCAGTCTCATGCCAATCGCGGCACCACTTCTCGGCCTGATCAATCTCGACCAGCCATCGGCGATACTTGCCCTCTGGCGTCTTGTATTCGAGATCGTCCGGCTCTTGCGACATTACGCTAAAACCTCAATTAAAAGCGCGGCAAGTGCCGCCGCCAGCGCAGGCCAAGCGATGTCACGCCCAGCGCGCGGCTTCCATTGCCACGGCCAGATGCGGTTGCTTCCAAAGTGTTCTTCCGATTGGCGCCGTTCGCGCCCGACATAGAACCCAATGGCAAATCCAGCGCCGATAAGCGCAGGCAAGCCAAACAGCGCGCATGGGATACCAATAGCCGAAGTCAGCGCAGCACCAATCAAAGCATGACCAACCCCAGGCGGTATTTTGCGGGTCACGCCAAACCCCCAAGACTATCATTGCCGTTGCCGCCTATCAGCGTGTCGTTGCCGGAAGGCTGTTCCACTATAATCGGCGCGGGCTGATGCCACGGCAGCGGCAACGTGATCGGCTCTGCTTTTTTCTGCGCCACTTGCTGCATCACCATATCTTCATAGGCTTTGCGCTGCCCGGCCATTGCGCGATGAACCCACGACAAAACCTGTTCTTCCGTCAGTTCCAAATACGGCGTGAACTCCGTTTTCGGGTCATAGACAAATTCTTGAAAGCCCGTCACGCTTGCCGTGATGTTCTGGTCGCGCCCATTTACCTGCCATTCAGCGCGCACCACAATCGCGCCATTTGGGCGCTGCTGGTCCACCTCGGAATTGCTCAGCGTGGCAAATAGGTTTGCGATTTTCCATTCGATCATTGGTCTATCCTCAATTCCACTGCACATTGCCAGTCCCCGCCGTGAAGGTGGCTACCGTGTCGCCGCCGACTGAGGCCGTGGTGAACGTCAAACCGCCGCCTGGGTTGGAAATTGTGAGCGTGTTCGGGTAACGGAGGATGACAACGCCTGAGCCGCCAGCGCCACCAACGGCAAATCCACCCGATGCCCCACCACCGCCGCCGCCAGTATTGGCAGAACCGGGCGAACCAGAGGTTCCTGTCGCGGAAGCCCCGTTACCACCGCCGCCAGCCCCACCAGTGCCAGCCGAACCGCCACCGTTGACAGGAGCGCCGCCACCACCACCGGCATAATTTAGGGAACTACCAGTTATGCTCGATGCCGAGCCCGCGCCACCATTGCCGCCATTTGCACCTGATGATGCTGCCCCAACGGCACCAGCGCCGCCACCGCCGCCACCGGGAGCTTGATTACCTGTGCCACCGCCCGCGCTACCTTGACCGGAAGTTCCTGTTCCAGCCGTCGGGGTGCCGCTTAATCTGTAGCCAGCCCCACCACCAGATCCACCGTTTGCGCCATTTCCAAGTGAGGCAATGGACCCACCCCCCCCGCCGCCGCCCGTAGATGTAATTGATGCAAAAACAGAATTGCTGCCGTTACTGGCTGATGCGACACCGCCAGCACTTCCAGGGCCACCTGCACCAACAGTAACGGTATAATTGGTCGCAAGCGATATGCTTAATGTGCTTTCCCTAAAGCCACCCGCACCACCGCCTCCGCCAGCACCGTGACCCTCGCCACCACCACCGCCGCCACCAACGACAAGGTATTGGACGGTGTTGCCGCTGCCAACCGCATCTGCCGCCCGCAACCGCGTATTTAGGCGCTGTGACAATTTAACGGCCTTGGCCTGACGTGACATAAAGCGTGGTGCTGTCAGAACCACAAATGGCTGCGATCTGCGCTTGTCCAGGCGGTTTACTCAATAGTTTGGCCTGACCGGCACCAATCGGATATCCCGCCGTTGTTGCGGTGGCTCCGAAAACAATAAAGCATGGGGAAGATCCAGTATTCTGCACTTCAATGACAGACGCTGCCGTTCCAGCTGTCGCAAAACTTGCGTTGCTGCTGGTGGTTGTTACGGAAAGCGTTAAGGTCTCGCCGGGCGAGAATGGGGCATTCAACATGGCAAATTTCCTTACCAGCGCGCGGTTTGCGGCGCGGTTTTCCATAAATCATTGAAAGTCGCGGTGTTCGTGCCACCAACTGACACGATATTCCCCGGCTTTTGCACCGGCTTTTGCCGCACCCAAGGGCGGCTCATGCAAGCGTAGCGCGCCTCGTCCGGCGCGTGGTCTTCGCCGTCACTGTCCACATCTTCCGGGCGGTCAGGATCATGCTGCAACGCCGGCAAAGTGCGGATTAGGTCGCGGCATGTGCTGAAGATCAGCAAGCCCGGCCCGGTTTCATCACCGCGCAACCGCGCTCGCACTTGGTCCCACCCGCCAAGCGCGCCTTGACGCGACACGCGGGCATTATCCGCCGGGCGGAAGAAAACCTTGGCGGACCGCGCCATGCGCTCGCCGATGCTCGGCCCGCCGTCGCTGCTGAAAATGGCCGGGTCCGCCACGCCGTGAAGGCCATTCTCAGGCTTGGGGTCGCCCGCCTCACGTTGCGCGATACCAAACGCCACTTCCTCGGCAGTCATCCGCAAGCCCTCATTCGGCTTGCCAGTGCTGCCATACCATTCCCGGTATCGCACCAGCGCACCGCGCGGGATGTCAGGCAATTCGCCATCAGACACGGCCCACCAGCCCACCGAGAAGGGCCTAGCGCTGCCCCAGTCCAAAGACCGGAACCGGAACCAATGCTCCGGCAATTCGCGCGGCGCGATGACGTGCCGGCCCATGTCAAACTCGGGAAAGAACGCCCCGGCAATGACTGACCAATCGCCTTCTAGCCAAGCCCGCACCAATTCCGGCGCTCCGCTTGCCCTTAGCCGCGCCACATAATCCGCGCCCAAGTGCCGGTTATCGCCGACCCGTGACGGGATATAAACCCGCTCCAGGCCGCTTACGTCATCCTTCATGACGCGCCAGCCCATCGGCTCCGGGTCAATATAACGCGCCCGCACCCATTGATGCCCAGGCCCGCCCGGATTGCCCGTCAGGCGTATGCGGCACGGAACGCCCGAACCGGAACGCAGCGTGGCAAATAGCTTCAGGATCGGCGCCGGGCTTGGGAAATTGCCCGCCTCTTCCACATAGACCCGCGTATAACTGTGACCCTGATAGCCCTCGGCGTCCGCGTCGCGCTCCAGATAGGCGAAACTCAGTCTTGCCCCGCCTGGCATGATGCATCGCATAGGGACGCTGGTGAATTGCGCGCCTATCGGCGTGAACAAGATCTTGGCGCGCTCGAATGTTTCAGTCAATTCGGTCCGGGTGCGGCGCACCATCAGGCCGATAGCGTCTTTCTTGTAGCGATTGGCGTGTACCGCCCATTCGCCCAGCATTCCGTCAGTCTTGCCGCCACCTCGGGCACCACCAAAGAAAACCTCAAAGACGGGGCATGTCAGCAGCGCCGTTTGCGGGCCTGCTTGGGGGCGCCAAACTACGCTTAGGGCTGGTGCTGTTTCGCCCATGCTTCGGCGTCCTCTGCCTCTGCCGGCGCCATGATGACATAGCCTAGCCGCTCGCCATTCGTAGTCACGTCCGTCTTGCTCTCAGGCGGCGCGATACGATCCAGCAAGTCCTTCGCCGCCGCGTGGCCTTGCGGGTGCGCCGTGTCCAGCGCCCGCGTAAATTGCGCGGCGAGTATCTCTTCCTTGCGCGCGGCAATCTGCGCCTTGATCTCGGCTGCGACTTCCTTACCGGCAGACTTGGCCTCGCCGGTCGGCTGCTGATCGCTGGTGAAAGCCTTAGCGGGGCCTGCGCCTGGCCCGTAGCCTGCGCCCTGTGCGGGTGTGCCGCTGGCCGGTCCGCCGTGGCCCGCGCCATTGCCGACACGTGTGGTC